GCACAAAGGTAATTATCATCTCCACGCCACATGGAATGAACATGTTCTATAAGTTGTGGCATGATGCAGAACTTAGTAAGAATGAATATATACCAACAGAAGTTCATTGGTCTGCTGTTCCTGGTAGAGATGCTGCGTGGAAAGAGCAGACTGTCAAGAACACCTCAGAGCAACAGTTCAAGGTTGAGTTTGAGTGTGAGTTCTTAGGATCTGTTGATACACTAATTAGTCCTAGTAAGTTGAGGACTATGCCATATGCAGATCCTATTGCACAAAACAAAGGTTTGGCTATTTACGAAAGGGTAATTGCGGAACATAATTATATCATAACTGTCGATGTTGCTCGTGGTACTTGTAATGATTACTCAGCATTTATGGTTATGGATACTACCACATTGCCATATAAAGTAGTTGCAAGGTATAGGAATAATGAAATCAAACCTATCATCTTTCCTAATATTATTATCGATGTAGCAAAGAACTATAATAATGCATACATTCTATGTGAAGTAAATGATATTGGTGGGCAAGTAGCAGATATTATTCAGTTTGATTTGGAGTATGAGAACCTATTGATGGCAGCAATGCGTGGTCGTGCTGGGCAACAATTAGGTCAAGGATTTTCTGGTAAGAAGACACAACTTGGTGTCAAGATGTCTAGTGCTGTTAAGCAGGTTGGATGTTCTAACCTCAAAGCATTGATTGAAGAGGATAAACTTATCATTCCTGATTACGAAACCATTGCAGAATTAACTACATTTATTGTTAAGGGACAGTCGTTTGCTGCAGAAGATGGTTGTAATGATGACCTTGCTATGTGTTTGGTTATCTTTGGATGGATGGCAATGCAAGATTATTTCAAACAGATGCATGATAATGATGTGAGGCAACGCATCTATGATGATCAGAGAGAATCTATTGAGCAAGATATGTCTCCGTTTGGATTTATGGATGATGGATTGGAAGAAGAGTATTTTGCAGATGCTCAAGGTGATGTATGGCAGGTTGCGGAATACGCAGATAAATCATATATGTGGGACTGGCGGTGAAGATTCAAAAATATAAATAATCTTAGACAACCGTAACTGTTGGAATACTCTAGGAGAATTTAAACATGGCAGCCAATCAACTATCGCCAGGTGTAGTTATTCAGGAAAGAGACCTGACGACTATCACCACCCTATCAACCGCCAATGTTGGAGTAATCGCAGCTCCATTTGAACTTGGTCCTGTTGAAGAAGTCATTGATATCGCAAATGAGAGAGAACTTGCTTCTCGTTTCGGTCAACCCAATGATAATAACTTTGAATATTGGTACACTGCTGCACAGTTTCTTTCTTACGGTGGAACGTTAAAGACAATTCGTGTAAATTCTACCAATCTGAAGAATGCAGTTGATGCAGGAACTGCCGTTCTAATTAAAAATTTCCAAGACTACGAAACCACTTACGAAACCGCTAATAACAGTTGGACTTGGGCTGCTCGTACTGCTGGAACTAAAGGTAATTCTATTGCCATCTTCATGACTGATGCTGGTGCAGACCAGATCGCAGTCATCCCTGCTCCAGGTTCGGGTAACGAGTTTGAATTCGTTGCTGACGAAGCAGTTACAGCAACATCTGGTGCTGCTGGTAAAGTATTCAAGTACAGCGTTATCCTGACTGTCGATACAGTTGTTGGTGACTTTGTTCCTGGTACAAGTACAACTGTTGGTATTTCAGGTTCTAACGAGGCAATTGATGTCTTATCTTGGGATCCTTCCAATAAGAAACTTGAAATTGGTCTTCCCGCTGGTGGTGTTACTGGTATTCTTGCCGATGCACAAGTTGTCACTCAAGGTACTAACACTGCCGCTATCGCTGTTTCTGGTATTGAGCGTCGTCTTTATATCGGATTGAATAAAAGTTCAATTGCCTTTGCCGCAACTGACAGTGTAGATGACACAAACAGTACTGCTGCTGCTATCACATCTGTAAGAGATGAGTATTCTGAGCGTGAGTATCTTCCTGGTGTAAAGTGGATTAACGTTGCTGCTCGTCCTGCCACATCCCAATTCACTTCTAATGCAGGTGGATTCCGTGACGAACTTCATGTCGTAGTTGTTGATGTTGATGGAAAAATCACTGGAACAACAGGTGCCGTTCTTGAGCGTTTCATTGGTATTTCTAAAGCAAGTGATGCTAAGACTTCTGTAGGTGAAACAAACTACTACGTTGAAGTTATTAAGCAAAAGTCAGAATATATCTATTGGGGTGAGCACGAGACTGAAGTCTTCGCTGCAACGGGAACTCCATCTGATGGCGACTGGGGTCAATCTGCAAATTCTCGCCAGTATAACCTCATTCGCTTTGCTGCTGGTTCTGTTGATTATCCTGCAGGTCGCACAACTTTAGGTTCTAAGAAGAACTCGACTGCATTCTATCGCCTCATCAATGGTGTTGATTACACAGTTGCTGGTGGTAACTATTCCCTTAGCAATACAGACATTGCTACTGCATATGAACTGGTAGAAGATCCTGAGTCTGAGACTATCGATTATATTCTCGCTGGTCCTTCAGGTTCTGATGATGCGTCTGCTCTTGCTAAGGTTACTTCACTGGTAAATATTGCAGAGGAACGTCGCGACTGTATTGTATATGTTTCACCTCGTCGTGGTAATGTAATTGGTATTTCCAATAGCACATCAGTCACAGATAACATTATTGGTTTCTTCAATCAATTGCCAAGTTCTTCTTACTTGGTATTTGATAGCGGTTATAAGTACATCTACGATAAGTACAATGATGTCTATCGTTATGTCCCTTGTAACGGTGACGTTGCTGGTCTTTGCTTACAGACAACTGAGACTTCAGAGCCTTGGTTCTCTCCTGCTGGTTTCCAACGTGGTATTCTGAGAAATGCAATCAAACTTGCATATACTCCTACCAAGTCACAACGCGATAAGTTGTACAATGCCCGTGTCAATCCTATTGTTTCTTTCCCTGGTCAAGGCGTAGTCTTGTTCGGTGATAAGACTGCTCTTGGATTTGCATCATCTTTCGACAGAATCAACGTCCGTCGTTTGTTCCTGACAATCGAGCGTGTCATTGGTACTGCTGCTAAGTCACAACTGTTTGAACAGAATGATGAGTCGCAGCGTTCATTGTTCCTCAACATTGTAGAACCTTATCTCCGTGATGTTCAAGGTCGTCGTGGCGTAACCGACTTCTTGGTTAAGTGCGATGGCCAAAACAATCCTCCTGAGGCAGTTGATCGTGGAGAGTTCTATGCAGAAATCTTCGTCAAGCCCACACGCACAATCAACTTCATCACACTGACATTTGTAGCAACCAGAACTGGTGTTGCATTCGCAGAAGTTGCATCCTGATAACAACTAACACATTCAAGAGACCCTACGGGGTCTCTTTTTTTATGTCTGTAAATATACTTTATGATAAATATTATGGAAAGAGATTTTTACTGAGACTATACCAATGGCAAAAAGAGGAACCCTTGACGATTTTAAAGCAAATGTCGCTTCAGACTTTGCACGCCCTAATCTATTCCAAGTTGATTTGGCATTCCCATCAGGCATTATCAACAACGCAAGTTTAGTAGAACTGGGTAAATTTACTGTTCGTGCAGCAAATCTCCCTGCTTCTCAGATTGGTGTTATTGAAGTTCCATTCCGTGGTCGTGTTCTGAAGATCGCTGGCGATAGAACCTTTGAACCATGGACAATCACTATTCAAAATGATAGCAACTTCACGTTGCGTAGTGCATTTGAATTGTGGGCATCATCAGTCCAAGCATACAATGAGAACTTTACTTCTGCTGCTGGTCTTGGCGATCAAGATGATGCAACAGGTTACTTTGCAGATATGAGTGTCCATCAGTTGGCACGCGATATTAAGGATGGTGAAAAACCCAGAATTCTTAAGTCCTATAGATTCTATAACGTCTTCCCTAGCAACATTGCTGCTATTGATCTTGATTTCGGTAACAATGATGCTATCGAAGAATTTACAGTTGAACTTCAGACTCAGTACTGGACTCCAATTGAGGCAACTCCCGACAACTGATAAATAGATCAGGACCAATCAATTCAATAATATAATGTCTCAGCTCTTCGGTTTTTCACTAGAAAGAGCAAAGAAGGTCCCCAAGGGGCCTTCTTTTGTTCAGAAAGATTCTATGGATGGTTCGCAACCTATTGTAGGTGGCGGATACTATGGATATTCTGTCGATTTCGACGGAACTGTTCGTAACGAGCACGAATTAATCACTCGTTACAGAGAAATGGTTTTGCAACCAGAATGTGATAGTGCTGTCGATGATATCGTAAATGAAACTATTTGCGGTAATTTTGACAATGTACCAGTAGAAGTAGAATTATCAAATCTAAAAACGTCTGATAGAATTAAAAAATTAATCAGAGACGAATTTTCAACTATTCTTAGGTTGTTAGATTTTGATAATCGATCTTATGAAATCTTCCGTCGCTGGTATGTCGATGGTAGATTATTTTACCATAAGATTATCGATCCTAAAAATCCCGAAAATGGTCTTACCGAGGTGCGATATATCGATCCTCGTAAGATTCGCAAGGTAACTGAGTACGAACAGAAAAGACCAGAGCAACTGCGCGGTGTCGATCTGAATCAGCAACTCACACAAAAGTCTGCAGAGTATTATCTCTATAACCCTAAGGGTTTAAAAAATTCTACTAATCAGGGCATGAAAATTGCACCAGATTCGATTACTTATTGTCATTCTGGTATTCAGGATCTCAATAAGAATATGACTCTTTCTCATTTACATAAGGCTATCAAAGCAGTAAATCAATTGAGAATGATTGAGGACTCTCTTGTTATCTACCGTTTGAGTAGAGCACCTGAGCGTCGTATTTTCTACATTGACGTTGGCAATCTTCCTAAGAACAAAGCGGAGCAATACCTCCGTGAGGTTATGGGTCGCTATCGTAACAAAATGGTTTATGATGCGAACACGGGTGAGATTAAAGACGATAAGAAGTTCATGTCCATGATGGAAGACTTCTGGTTGCCAAGACGTGAAGGTGGTCGTGGTACAGAAATCTCCACACTTCCTGGTGGTCAAAATCTTGGCGAGTTGGAAGATGTTAAGTATTTCCAGAAGAAACTTTATAAGTCACTCAATGTTCCTGGTTCCCGTTTAGAAACAGAGACCACATTTAACATTGGTCGTGCTGCTGAAATTACTAGAGACGAAGTTAAGTTCCAAAAGTTTATTGCTCGTCTTCGCAAACGTTTTGGTGAATTATTCACTGATCTACTCAAGACTCAATTAGTTCTTAAAGGTATTCTCACCATTGAAGAATGGGATGAGATGAAAGAGCAGATCCAATTTGATTTTATTGCAGATAACTACTTTACTGAACTCAAAGAAATTGAGATTCGTAATGAGCGCATGAATCAAATTAACGTTATGGATCCTTATGTCGGCAAATATTTCTCGTTGGATTATATGCGTCGTCAAGTCCTGAAACAAACTGAGGATGAGATTAAGGAAATTGATGATCAGATTAAATCCGAAATGGATGCTGGTCTAATTGCAGATCCAAATGCCGAAATGGATCCTGCTATGAATGATATGGGTGGGGGTGCTCCTGCCGCAGAAGTAGCACCAAATTCTGAGGAGTCTTCAGTTGATCCTGGAGATGTCCGTAGAGGAGAATTATAAATAATAAATATTATGTAATGGGAGTATATTATGCCTAGCGATATTGCTAATCAAATTGTCAAACAAATTTTCGGTGATGAAAAAGCAGCTGCGATTGATTCAATCAATGATGCTTTAGGTGCAGCATCTTTTGATGCTATCCAAGCACGTAAATTAGATTTTGCGAAAAGCATGGGATTTGAATTGGATGACACAGCACAAGAAACTGCTGATGAAATTCAAGACAATTTACCCGATGAAAATGAAGAACCATCAACCGAAGAAAACCTTGCAAATGAAGACGATGAAACTGATAGCTGAAGAAATCACTCAAGTAGATTTTCTATGTGAGGAGAAAGATGGCAAGAGGAATCACTTTATTGAAGGTGTTTTCTTGCAGGCAGAAGTGGAAAATCGCAACAACCGTAAGTACATGTTGCCAACTTTGCAACGTGAAGTTGCTAAATACACCGAGAACTACATTCAAAAAGGGCGTGCTCTTGGAGAATTAGGTCACCCAGATGGACCTTCTATCAATTTAGATAGAGTATCACATAAGATTATGTCTCTCAAAGAAGATGGAAACAACTTCATTGGAAAGGCAAAAATCCTCGATACCCCTATGGGCAATATTACTAAGAATCTTTTAGATGAAGGCGTCAGACTTGGCGTTTCTTCTAGAGGTATGGGATCTTTAATTAAAAAAGAAGGTTGTAGTGTTGTTGCAGACGACTTTATGCTTGCAACTGCTGCTGATATTGTAGCAGATCCTTCTGCTCCTGATGCATTTGTTGATGGAATTATGGAAGGAAAGGAATGGGTTTGGGATAATGGCATCCTCAAAGAGTCTGCTATTGCTCAAATCAAAACTGAAATTGATCAAGCAACTCTTATTAATATCCAAGAGCGCAAGATTTCCGCGTTTAAGGCATTTCTAAAGAGTTTGTGATTTATAAATAAACATAGACAAAGCAAAGAATAACGGAGTTTTTACCAATGTCTGAGACCCTCGACAATAAATTAGATTCAATGGAGCAAGTGACCGAAGGTTCCAACGTAGTCACTCAAAATGCAAAACCTGGCGAGAAGATTGATACTTCAAAAGGTGGTGCAGAGAAAGTGATTGATGTTACTTCGGATTCCGAAGAAGGTGCAAAAGGCACCAAGAACGCTGGCGCTTCTGCTGCTAAAGCAGTAGGTAAGGCACCCGTTCCTTCTACGAAACCTAGTGACGCATCTGCTAAAATGGAGGAGACTGAGGAAGATGGCGAAGAAACAATCGCTGAAACCAAGTACGACTTTACTGAAGATGTTGACGCTCTTGTCGCAGGTGAAGAACTCTCAGAAGAGTTCCGTTTAAAAGCAGCAACACTGTTTGAAGCAGTGGTAACTACTCGTGTAAATGAGGAAGTTAAAATGTTGCAAGAGGCATTTGAATCTACCTTGACTGAAGAAGTCGAAAAGATTCAAACAGAATTGGCCGAGAAGATTGACGATTACCTCACTTATGCCGCCGAATCCTGGATGAAAGAGAACGCTCTCCAGATCGAACATGGCATTAAGACTGAGATGGCAGAGTCTTTCTTCAACGGTCTAAAAGGTCTCTTCTTAGAGCACAACTTTAGTGTGCCTGAGGAGAAGTTCAACCTGCTAGATGGAATGGCAGGTGAGCTTGATGATATGGAAGCTAAACTCAACGAGCAAATCGACACCAACATCTCTTTGAACAAGAGAATTGGTGAGTTTGTCAAAATGGAACTTGTGAATGAATGCGCTACGGGACTCGCTGAGACCCAAAAGGAGAAGCTTGCTTCTCTGGCAGAGGGTGTTGAGTTTGAAACTGAAGCAGATTTTCGTAAGAAAGTCGAAACGATTAAGGAATCCTACTTCACTAGAAAGGCTGAGGTTGCTTCTGCAACCGACCCCACCGAAGAAGTTTCGGAACCCCTTGTCGAAAACACAGAGAGCAGCACAATGTCTCAGTACGTTGATGCACTAGCTCGCTGGTCTAAATAATTGTAAATTTATCTACTTTAATAACTCGGAGTAATTTCAAATGGCTGATTTAAAGCAACTCCAGGAAAAGTGGGCACCCGTTCTGAATCACGACGCTCTCCCCGAGATCAAAGATTCCCATAAGCGCGGTGTCATTGCACAACTTCTGGAAAACCAAGAAAGAGCACAAGTCGAAGAAGGACAAATCCTTAACGAGACTCTTCAAACAACTGGCTACACTGGCGGCAGCACAGCAACTGGTCCTGTTGCAGGTTTCGACCCTGTACTGATCAGCTTGATCCGTCGCTCCATGCCTCAACTGATCGCCTATGACGTTGCAGGCGTTCAACCGATGACTGGTCCTACTGGACTGATCTTCGCAATGCGTACTAACTACGGTGCTGAGAGAGATCCCAACGCCTCTGGTTACGACGAAGCATTCTTCAACGAGCCTAACGCTGGTTTCGCTGGCGGTCCTGGTGCATACGATCCTGGCGCTTCTGACGCCACCAACGATGCCCAAGGCAACAACCCTGCACTTCTCAACGATTCCCCTGCTGGAACCTATGAGCAAGCAGACGACGCCACTGGCATGAGCACGGCAACTGCTGAAGCACTGTCTGACGCTGCTTCTAACACAGCATTCCGTGAGATGGGTTTCTCGATCGAGAAAGTCACCGTTACTGCAAGATCACGCGCCCTGAAAGCTGAGTACAGCATCGAGCTGGCACAGGACCTCAAGGCGATTCATGGTTTGGATGCCGAGCAAGAGCTCGCCAACATCCTCAGCACTGAGATCCTTGCTGAAATCAACCGTGAAGTTGTTCGTACCATCTACACAAACGCTGTTGCTGGTGCTCAGAACAATACCGCTACTGCTGGTATTTTTGACCTCGACGTTGATTCCAACGGCAGATGGTCTGTTGAGAAGTTCAAAGGACTTCTGTTCCAGATTGAGCGCGATGCTAACGCTATCGGTCAGCAAACTCGTCGTGGCAAAGGCAACATCCTGATCTGTTCTGCCGACGTTGCTTCTGCACTGGGCATGGCTGGTGTTCTTGACTACACCCCTGCTCTTGCTGGTAACAACGGTCTTGCAGGTGTTGATGATACCTCCAGCACACTGGTTGGTACTCTCAACGGTAAGATCAAGGTCTATGTTGATCCTTACTCTGCTAACGTTGCTGACAAGCACTTCTACGTTGCTGGTTATAAGGGTACTTCCCCTTATGATGCTGGTCTGTTCTATTGCCCATATGTTCCTCTTCAGCAGGTTCGTGCAATTAACCCTGACACCTTCCAGCCCAAGATCGGTTTCAAGACTCGCTACGGCATGGTCTCGAACCCCTTCTCTGGTGGTCTTACCCAAGGCAGCGGTGCTCTTACCGCCAACGCCAACAAGTACTACCGTCGCGTTCAGGTTTCAAACCTCATGTGATCCATCAGGATACACAACTACTGGACCCTTCGGGGTCCTTTTTTTATGCCTAGGTATAAGTTAGTAGGCAATAATATTCGTTGCATAACGTCAGAATTTCCTGACATTTGGTATAGATAGTAACAGAACTATGAGGTGATCAAATGAACCCAAATTTCAATTATATTATGTCTCGCAGTTTAGGGAGTAAAAACCATGCACAATATTCTATCTCGTAATCAATTGGACGAATGGCGTCACTTTGAATCCACTGTCGATGAGTGCGACATCGAAATGCAGAAGTTAAATGACTATTATGAATGTTTGATTGAATGTGATATTCAGAGTCAAACACCGTGTAAAAAAATCTGTAAGGAAGTGCTAATGTAACTAAATATAATTACCGTGTGAAGGAAGTGCAAGAGGGGTAGAAATACCCCTCTTTTTTTATGCATCTAAATAACATTGGTGGGACAGAGTTTCTTTATGCTATCAACTCAATACAGACTACGACTAGAATTTATTTGTAAATGTATTGCTAATAATGAAGATGTAAAACTAGATGATATGATCTGGGCGCAGAAACTTGCCAAAGCAAATACATCTGCTAATGAGATGTTAAAAATGGCCAGACGCCAAGCATCCCAAAACATTGAAGAGGGTAGCACAGACGATTTTCTGAATAGGATGGGTTTAGGAGATCCCGATCCATCCAACCACAAAAAGGGATTTACTGATGCTGACGATATCAAGAGTTGGTTTCACCAAGACAAACCTGATGACTGGAGACAACGTGACTAAAACAGAATGCAAGGAGAAAATTCTCAAGCATGTCAATATACAATTGAATAAATTAAACGCCGAACAATTGAATAAACTTGTTGCAAAGCACACAGGTAAGAAAAAGAAAACTAAAAAATGAAAAGTGATTACATCTGTGTAACAACGTGGGATCCTATTTTTGAAATGATTCGCTATCATTGGGTACATAAGTCAGAAAAGGATCCTGTACAATTCGCGAAAAGTCTCAACCCAGAGCAAGAAGTGTTATGAGACAACTTTTTCTAGTCCCTGCTGGCGATGGTAGATGTGTCACTCATGATGGACACGTTCAAATGGGTAGTTTTAATCACTCAGTAGAGAAGCATCTTGAGTTATGTCCTGATCAAGATTGGCAAGTAACATACTGGATGCCTGATCCTCTAGGGTTGCGATATAAGAGAGCAAACTTCCAGCACACTATGAAAGCAAACGAAGGTTCTGCTAGAACTGATAATGCTGGTGATAGTCGCCCTAGGGACTTCCCAGACCAGGCGATAAATCGATTGGAGAGAACATTATGAAGATGTGGGAAACGGAATGCTCTGGGTGTCAAAAGATGATACCAGCAAATAAGTGTCCTCAAGTTGGATGCTATGTTCCGTCCGAGAATAAATATAAAAATTCACTATGCAAACCCTGTTGGTTAAAAAAATGCAAGCAGTAATCTATTCTAATGGCAGTCAAGAGTGTGAGCGCATGGCGTCACTATTAGATTCTCTTGGCGGAGAGTTTTTAGAGTATAGACTCAAT